GTAAAATAAAATCTTATTAAATCAATGCTTTTGGAGGGTGCCCCCTCCAACTCCCCGACCTCTGGACAAGGTCTATTTTTTTTTGAAAAAATTAAAAAAACTTCATCAAAACGCTTGACTTTCTCGGTGTACCGTGATATAATATAATCAAGATAAGGAAAGGGGGTGATGAAGTTGAACAAAGAAGATTGGCTCAGGTTACTTGAAAAGGCAATAGACAATATTCCTGAAACGGTAACTGCTATCGCAAGTCTAGTGACCGCAATAACGGTCGCAAGGCAAAACAAAAAGCGTAAACCGAAATCCCGTCAAAGAAAAAGGTAAACGCTAAGAGGTTGGGGCGAAAGCCCCTTACACCTCTATTTTATCAAATGGAAAGAGGAAATGCAATGGTTAGTGCAATAGCTATTTTTATAATTGCAATCAATGTATATATTTATCTAAAAAATAAAAAGGACAAATAGGATGAGGAAAGTTATTGAAGAATTGTTAGACAGTTCGATGTCTACATCTGCTATTTCGCAAGGTGCTGGAGTTCCATGGACTACTGTTTCTGACCTCAGAAAAGGAAAAACAAGCATGGACAAAATGGCTCTTCTAACGGCAGAAAAGCTCTATGAATTTGCTACAACTGATAAGCAGTGATTTCGGTCACTGTTTTTATTTTTGACAAAACACCTCTCTATTCTTCAAGAAAACGCTTTTTTAAAGAATCAGAGCAAATAAAAAACCGCAAGCCTAAGCCTGCGGTGAAAGAACAATTTAGAAAGTTTCCTTTCTATTTATTTAACTGTAATCAAGCCATCTGGCTCTACTGTGAACTCTGGCTTGTCTGCCAGTGTTCCGTCTGGTTTGAGGTAGTACCAGCCTGTTCCGTCCGCTGACTGGATAAAGGCATTTGATACCATGGCGCCTTCTTTAGCGTCTAAGTAGTACCAAGTGTCCTTGTACTTGACCCAGCCTGTCTTCATGGCACCTTCTACGTCGAAATAGTACCACTTGTCAGCGATTTTCTTCCAGCCTGTGGCCATTTCGCCTGATTGGTCAAAGTAGTACCAATTACCGTCTGTGTGCTTCTTCCAGCGGTCTGAAAGCATATAGCCTGAGCCATCGAAATAATACCAGGTACCGTTGATTTTCTCAAACTTATCTTTTGGATAAGAGCCGTCTGAGTGTACGTACCAGTAGCCAGTGCCATTTTTCTGCCAGCCTGTTGCAGCGCTCAAGCCGTTTTCGATGTCTTGCTTAAACTGCTCACGGCTAATGCCCCAACTTGCAAGATATGGATATGGATCCACATGGTCTGAGTGGTTGTTTGGTTGGTTATTGGTACAGTATTCATGCGTCTTGATACCTTCCAAGTCGTCTGTATCAAGAGTCTTCGGCAAACCTGCTTCATCTGCTAGATTGCGTAAGAGTTCGATATAAAGGCGGTAGTCCGTCATGAACTCTTCTTTAGTTGAATGGCTTTCAATCAGTTCAACCGCTGCGTAACTCTCAGTATTCCAACCGCCCCCAACATCCCAACTTCCGTTGTTCACAGGACCTACTTGCATGACACGGCCATTTCCGACAACATGTGAAAAGAACCCTAGTTCAGGGTCCTTTCTATAGTGGTAATCAGCCTCATTTTGAGCTGTTGAGTTACGGTTGCCTGTTGAGTGGGCGTGTACTTGTCGATAAGGCTGCACCCCAACCTGTGGCAAGCCTGTTCGTAGTCTGTTTCTATCGATATCCATTACTCTTGTCCTTTCCAAGCGTCGTTCATCTGCTTCACGGCTGACTCCACAAAGGTGTCTAAGTCCTTGTCCGTCATACTGATATTGTATTTTGTAAGCTCAGCACGGACTTTAGCACGAGCCTGTGCCAGTTTTTCATCTCCCTTGTAGCCAGTTTCAGCAGCTACCTGCTCCACGGCATTTACTGCATTTTTGGCCAAGATTTCAACGATTTTGATGGTCTTTTCTCCACCTTTTTGAACCAGGTAGTCCTTGACTGCCCTAACTACAACCCCTGCCAAAACGACTAGGATGCTGATTGCTCCATTAGTAATGATTTCAGTAATTTGTTGCATTTGTTATTCTCCTTTTTTCGTATCATCATCTTTTTCAAGTAATCGCTGAAATACTTTTACAATCGGCTGAAAAAGAGTAACATTTCCTTTTAATTTGCGGTAATTTTCAATGAGAGATTGAAAAGTAAATGCGATGTACCCGAGATAGATTGAGTACAAGAATGCAAAACCTGTCTTTTCAGGCAACAAAACGGACGCCGGAATGAGGATCATCAGTAAGAGAACCCCTGAAATCTTACGAAGGAGCCCGTTAATGCCGATTTTGCTCTTGTACTCGATGTCAGGATTGATAATCGCCGCAATCGTCCCTGTCACAAAATCAATGATTTCCATTGAGACAATCAGTGCTAGAGCGTACAAGACCAAACCATCTTCAGTCTGTACGACACTTCTTAGAAAATTGAAAAATTCAATTTGCATACACACCTCCTATTCTTTAGGTTTTACCGTTGGATCCGTCCAGTCAGGATTGCCCTCTGCATCAAATTTCATGATATAGAATTCATGATTCAACAGAACGGCTACGTTGATTGTTGCGATTGTACCACCCCACTGATTGAACGCCCAAACGGTTTCAACATCCTTGAATTGGCGACGGCCATTTACAATCACAGGACGTTTTTGAACGTCACGATACATATAGAAGTCATCGCTTACATTCTTGCAACGAATGAACTCTCCATTTTCTTTCATGTAGCGCAAAGCACTCGCAAGATCAAATGGTTCTGTGATTTTTGTAAGGTCTAGTAAGTTATCTGTGTTTTGAATTGTTTCTGCCATGTCTATTCTCCTTTGTCTGCTGGTTTAGTTTGTTCATCAAGCAGAGCTTCCAGCTCATCCACTCGTGCTTGAAGTCTTTGATTCTCTTCCCTTTGCTCATTCAACTGAATACTCAAGATATTACTTGTAATCATCGAATTTGTTGAAGTTGTTGACATTTCACTAATTGTCATTTGTAAGGCTTGGTTAAGCTGTTCTGTGTTCATTTTCTAAGTTCTCCAATCTGTGTGTTCGTTTTCTATTTTCAAGAGCAAGCTCCTAAATTGCTTTAAGTGCGATATTGGTCAACATGTTGTTATTCATGCTATTATTTTCTCCATTTTTTCTATTTTTTGATTTAATTCTTGAATAGCCTTGATTAAGTAAGGAACTAAAGCGGTATAGTCGATATGTAGATAGCCATCTGGATTCTCAGGATCTCGTGAGACAATTCTTGGAACGATGGTTTCAGCCTCTTGAGCTATTAGACCAATCTCCTCATGTTTCTTATTTTCGATGAAATCAAATGCAACCATTCTTAATCTGTTGATTTTATCCAAGGCTTTCACAGCTGTATCTGTGATGTTCTCTTTTAAGCGTCTATCTGATTTTTGTTCCATCCAATACTTCAAGCTACCGCTACCGACCTGATTCCACCAAACAACCGCATTCCTTCCGCCTTTGGGATTCCAACCATCACCAAGCACATCTTTACTTCCAAGTTCGATACCATTTGAAAACACAGGAGAACGAGAAAAAGTAGTATTCCCATAGAAGTTTGCTCTCGATGAATTCGAAAAATCCACTTGATCATAAAAACCGACTTCATTCCTACAGTACATTTTCCCATCAGTATTGACGTTCCATGCTTTAGGTCCGGCATAGTTCCAATTATTTCCCCAGTTCGCCCAGAAGGCTGTCCGGACTCCATGCCCGGCACCATTCCCCATACCAACAGAGAACTGATTGACACCTGAAATCCAGCGACCGCCACCCTGGTCAAATTGACCAAGTGTGAATCCACCGATTCGGCCTTGATAGGCTTCTAGGAAGGTTGAGCTAGAAATGACGGACTCAACCTTAGTAGAGAAGATACGTTTAGATATCAGTTCGTAAATAAAAGCATCAGTTGCAGTTAATTTTTTAATAAGCGCATTGTCAACTTTCAACTTCTCAGCAGTTACCGCTTCAGCGTCTAATATCGTAGTCGTGACCGAACCAGCTTCAAAATTGGCCGTTTTGAGCTTATCAACCATGGCAGACTTGATGACTGCTCTGTCAATCAGGGTCTCTCCAGTGATGTGGGTCAATTTCCCAACAAAGCGGTTATGTCCATTGGCGCCAAGATTGATTCCAGAGATGATATCTCCAGCCGAGTTGATGTTTTGAACTGCCCATGAGCCAGTTAGTTGGCTTTGAACAGAGCGAATCGCTTCGTCCGTGTCTTCAGGAGCTTCTTTGTAGTCCGTCGCGACAGAACCTCTTTCGAGTTGAACATCTGTAACATAGAGGTTGATGGTCTTCCCTTTTTCACCAAACAACATCAAATTCAGATTCTCTACATCGTCTGATAAAGTAAACGTAAATGTGAAACGCTTATACTTCGATGTTATTTGTGGACTTGGGATATTTTGCCACTCTTGCCCAATAATGTTTTTGTTTTTGATGTAGTGCAAAGCGACTTTCAAGCCACTGTTGCTATCGCCACCATCTTTCGAAACAAGCAGAGATACACTAACCTTTTCCCCTCGAATACCATCAAATGCAAAAGATTGCTGAATTCCAAAAAAATTAGCAACATCTTGAGAATCGTGATAGAAGTGTAGTCCTGGACGATTTCGATTATTAGGATTTTGAGAGTGTTGATAGTTGAAATTCAAACCAAAATTAACAGATTGATATTCAAGCCAGTTTTTCGAACCGTTCTTAAATTGACCATTTCTGATATAATTTCGACCACCTTTGGCAACCTTCCCAACCTCAACCTGAAATAGTTGATTAGTCAGAGCCATACGAGAAACCTTATCCGCAATTCCGTTTTCAGTATTGCCCAAAATCCGCTCGTAAAGTTTACTGGTTTCCTTAACACGCTGGAAGTCAGTAGTCTCTACTTTTCGCGCTAGTTGATTGGTCACATTCACAAATTGACTATCAGCATTCGCTTTGTTTGCAGAAACCTGATCAGATATTCTACCCATTTGTCGTTCAGCATTATCCTTGTTTGTAGCGACCTGAGTCTTTAAATTTGAAATCTGATTATCTGTGCCTTGCTTATTACTGTTTATCCGATTTGAAAGATTTGAAATCTGAGTAGTGGTTCCTTGCTCACTGCTTGTAAGTCTATTTGATAGACCACTGATTTGACCGCCCACATCTTGCTTATAAGTAGTTATCTGACTTGAAATATCCGTGAACTTACCATCTACAGATTGACGATAGCTAGCGATTTGACTAGCGATGTCTTTATTCGCACTAGTTTTAACAGCTTCAATCCTCTGATTGATACCCTTAACATCTTCTTGATAAGTAGCCTTACCAACGAAATCACGATTGACCAGCTCACGGACTGCTGTCGCTTGTCTCGTGCTCTCCTCACGAGTATAGCGCTGTAGGGCTTCCTGTCGCTGACCGTCTTTATTTACATATTCCTGAATAGCTGATAAATCGGTTCGCAAGCCCTGAGCTGTCCGCTCAAAGGTAGCCTTAGCTTCAGTGATGAGACCATCAGCGTCCTCAGGCGCAGGACTCCAGTCCGTCGCCACACTACCGATTTCAACCTTGATTCCTGTTACCCAAGCTGTACCGCTTGTAGCACCTTCAAGATTGAATCGCAATGATGTCTTCAATTGATCAAAATTTGTTTTTTCAGAGTAGTCATAAGTGAATGTAATATATTTCCAATCTGCCGAACCTTTATACATACCAAGCGTAGCATAATCTGGACCACTCTGTACTCCGGTCTCACTATTTTTTCTAAAAAGATAATGTTTGAAGCAATTAAATACATTCCAAAAATTTCGACCTTGGACTACATTTTCGTACTTGATCCAAGCGCTAAAAGTAACTTTTTGGTACAACCTTGAGCTGAAATCTGGTTCAAGGTTGAACGTTAAAGTAGAGTTGTTCTCTAGCCTATAGCATTCTTTTTGACCTGTGACGTGGTTTTCAGGTAATTTTTCAATTACAGCTCCAACCGTCTTGGATTTTATCCATAGATTCCGTCCTCCCACCTTCATTTTTGAAAATTCTTCACGCAATTTCCCAGCTTCAGATACAACTAAAGTCTTATCTGCTTTATCCTTGGTTGCGTTCAGGATTTCCTGACGGATAGAGCCAGCTCGCACCTCAAATTCAGCCTGACTCAACTTCTGATTTAGTTTGTTCTGCGTGTCTGTCTCAAGACTCTTCACCGACTGCCTAATATTTTCAGCAGTCACGTTGAGTGCGCTGATATCCACTTTAGTTCTAAGACCTTCAGTCAGACGGCTTACACCAGCGTCGAGTGAGTTGGCTCGTTGTTTGAAGGTCGATTCAACTGTTGAAATCTGACCTTCTATATCTTCAGGAGCTTCGCTGTAATCAGTCGCTAACGTTCCTGATTCGATTTTCGGAGCGCATATTTCGATAATTCCTGCGCCAGATTGTCCAAATTGAATTGAATTTTCAATTGCATCAGCAGTAAATGTAAATGAATATTTTTGCCAATTTTTATGAGAGATGGATTTCTGAAATTTGCGATTTAAATCGGTATTATTTGCCCACGAACGAAATAGCAAGTTCACGTTTGCATTTGGGCTATCGCTAGCAATCCTTGCATAACAAGAAATCGTGTACTTTTCACCAATTCGCAATCTAACAAGTTGAGTTAAATCTTTATTTCCACCATTCGTATTTTCAATAACACGAATCATGTTTTTTATCATTTTTTTGGGAGGATCCAAAACTTCTACGCTAATCGCTCGCCCATTTCCTCCGCTTGCACTCATCCAACATCCTTTTGAACGATCGCCAATCAACAAACTCGCAGTATTACGCAAGAGGTTGATTCCTCCGACCTGCACACTCGCTATCTTACTAGAGAGCTCCTCAGCTGTCTGCGTGAGTTCTGACTTGCTGGCTTTATCCTTGGTTGCGTTCAGGATTTCTTGACGGATAGAGCCGGCTCGCACCTCAAATTCAGCCTGACTCAACTTCTGATTTAGCTTGTTCTGCGTGTCTGTCTCAAGACTCTTCACAGATTGCCGGATATTTTCAGCAGTCACGTTGAGTGAGCTGATATCCGCTTTGGTTCTAAGGCCTTCAGTCAAGCTTCTTACACCAGCGTCGAGTGAATCAGCACGCTGTTTGAAGATCGATTCTACTGTTGAAATCTGACCTTCTATATCTTCAGGAGCTTCTGAATAAGAAGTATCTACATCGCTTATTTCAAACTTCGGCATCCAAATCCAAACGGTTCCTTCCTGGTTGAAATTGAACAACCATTCATTTGTGGTCTGCTTAGATTCGTTTGTCCAACCTTTTGGAATATGGACAACATATCGTTTAATTTCTGTCGACAATGTCACATTTCCAGTTTTATATCCGATATTCCCTAATCGAGATCTTAGCATTATTCCATTTTTATTTGCCTTAGCATAAAAACTAATGGTTACATCTTGATTAGTCGTACTTCCGGGAATTACTTTCCCGAATTGACCCAGAGCTGGATAAGTAACCTTGGGATTACCTCCATCACGGCCAGATGGATTCAGACCTATAATTTTAAGAGCCTTGTGTCCAAGATACTTACTTTCGCTATCGATAGCAGCCGTATATGTACTCGTTGTCCAAATTCCTGTTTTTGAAATATCCTGCTTGAATAGTGAGTTCAAGAATAGATTTCGACCGGATGCCTGCACACTCGCAATCCGACTAGCCAGCTCCTCAGCTGTTTGCGTGAGTTCTGACTTGCTGGCTTTACCATTGGCCAAGTTGGTCAGTTCTGACAGTCTACGAGTCGTCGTCTCCTCATACGTCGCTTGCGCTGACTTCACGCCAGCCAGTTCATTTTTAGTCCGGCTAAGTGCTTCAACTTGCTTGGCAATCTCAGTTTCAGCCTGTGCTTGCTTCGGTCGAATATCGTTTGCGATAGTTCGTTTTAGAACATCCAAGTCACCTGACAAAGCCGTCTGAGCGCTCGTAGTCTGCGACTTAAACGTTTCAAGTCTAGCAACAGAATCCAGCTCAATCCGCTTAGCTTCCTGTGCAAGTAGGGTACTTGCGCCAGCCAGTTCATTTTTAGTCCGGCTAAGTGCTTCAGCTTGCTTGGCAATCTCAGCTTCAACCTGTGCTTGCTTCGGTCGAATATCATTCACGATAGTCCGTTTCAGAGCGTCCAAGTCACCTGACAGAGCCGTTTGTGCGCTCGTAGTCTGCGACTTAAACGCTTCAAGTCTAGCAACAGAATCCAGCCCAATCCGCTTGGCTTCCTGAGCAAGAGAGCTACTTGCGCCAGCTTGTCTCAAAGCTTCCTCAGCCTTGCGCTTAGTTTCTTTCAATGGCCCGTTGTCAAAGCTATTAAAGCGCTGATTGATAGTGTCAGACAGTTCTCGCTTGACTTCTTCCGCCTTGGCCTTGGCAAGTTCAATATCGTCAGAAATTTCCTGTCTAAGCAATCCAGCCTTATCATCGAAAGTCAGAGAGATGTATTCTTCTTTTAAGGCATCGAACTCATAAGCAATAGCTTTCTTGAATGCATCGACATTATGTTTCCAGCTCTTGAGATTGACCGTGTCGCCCATATGGACCACTTGCCCATCAAGTTCATAAGCTTCAATCTTGATAGCATCAGAGACCTTGTCAATTCCCTCATTTGAGAACTTAGACTGTGCCCACTTCTGCAACTCTTCAACAGTTTTAGCATTGTTGTTCTCATACTCTTTTTCATTGATATAAGGGTATGAGTTGATAAGAGGACTATCAACAGTCACTCTGATAGTCGTTTCTTTTTCAGCACCTTCAGGTTTAAAAGTCGACTTTGCGTGAATTCTTGTGACAACATTCTGACTGTTTTTTGTGCGTTGGTAGTTCTTCAGATTTTTGTGCGTTGTAATAACAACACCACGATTCTCCCCACGACTCTTCTTGACAGTTATCGCAAAGTTATCACGAACCAGCTCGCCTTCCCATGTACCAACAATGCTGTGCTTACCGTCTAGCAATATAGAGTATAGGGTTTCTGTTTCAGTCGTATTGAAGGTCCTACGGTCCTGGATATTACTGTTGAATGAGAAGTCTCCAAGAGCCGTTTTGGTGTTTTGTACCATGCGAGAAAGAGCCATGCCACAACTCTGACTAGTCACACTTACTGGTGTGATAGAACGTTGCATCACATCGTCTGAAATGTGATAGGCTGTGATTTCCAGATGATCATTGTATTCAACAGGTTTCTTAATGCGAAATAGCTGCGCACCAAGAACAGGAGTCGGCGCTTTTATCAACATATCTTCTTGGATGAGCTGATAAATACCAGAGTCGGAAATGGGATATTTCACAGTTAAGGTGAAATCACCATTCATGATCTCTTTAACAATCGCCGAAGTCGCTTCATGAAGTGGCTCCCCGTTCCATCGAACGGTTCTTACATCTTTATTAAGTAGATAAAGCAATTATGCCCACCCCCAAACCGTTTCGATTTCAATCGATTGAATACCTGGGCCTAAAACAACCCCAATATTCTTAACTTTCGCTGGATCAACTGTGATAAAATCCCCTGACCATTTGACTGGCTTCCCTGTTGTCGTTTTAAAGCTAGGATTGTCAGGATTATTAACCATCACAAGCGATTCTGAGAGTTTTTCAAGCCTAATGACCTGACCAGCGATTGTAAATGAAGTCTCAACAGCGCTCTGACCAACGATTGTGATTTTAGGAAAAGCAAGAGCAGAACCTTGAACGGCCAAGGTTCCACTTCTTGTCAATCTCTGTGTATCGGAGCCTTTAAAGTATTTTGTAGGATGGCAAGTGAATTTTACATCCACCGTCCATGCACCAAAATCATCTTTAATAATTTTGAAATCATCCACTTTATAGCACCAATATTTCACGCTTGGCTCTTGTTCATTCTCTAACCAAAATTTTTCACGATTTAACAGAGAAGAAAAACGGTATAAGTCTTCATCCGTTGGGTTAATCAAGCTAATGTGGTAGCTTTTTTCAATCAACCTACGATGCCTATTTGATTGAACAATTGCACCACTAATCCCATCATGTTCTAAAAGACTAGTTTTTGAGGAGGATACGATGATTTGTGGTCGTGTTTCAACCAGAATCTCACATTTAAATGATGATGTTTTCACTCCATCAATGGTTAACTCATTAATTTTTGTCATGCGAAACCTCCTCTCAAATTAGTTTTTCTTTGTAGTTCTTCAGCAATACGTGTTCCGACTACGTCAGCTAGTCTATTCAAATCCGCTTCTTCTCGGATGGTCACTCCTGAGAAGTTGACATTGATGCTATTCGATGTATTCATCGTATTAGCAATGCTTTGTCCAATTGCACCAAGAGTTGACTTATTGAGTGGAAGGATTGCTTCTGCACCAGCTTCTCCACCAACCATTGCTCTATTTCCATTCATTCCAAATAAAGTTGGTTTGGTCATGATACCACCCTTCGCATACCACTCAATACCGATGCTTGGAACGCCCTGACTTAACCAGTCTAATGGATTGGCTGAACCACTTACATAGAAGTGTGGTAATGGAATGTGCGGCCAACTGATATTGAAATTAAATAGATTCTTAATAGCTTGGATAGCGTTAGATACTGCATTTTTAGCACCATCAATAGCATTTGAAATAGTTGATTTGATAGAGTTCCAAATATTGCTAGCAGTGGATAAGATACCATTAAAAATTCCTGAAATCGTGCCACTCAAATTATTAAACAAATTTGACCCAGTTGAGACCAGGCCAGACCATAAATTGGAAAGGGTAGAAGTAAAACTTGACCACAGTGACTGAGCTCCTGAAATCAAACTTGAGAAAATATTGGACAAGGTGCTAGTAAAGCTAGACCACAAAGACTGTCCCGTTGAGACTACTGAAGACCAAATTTCAGAAAGCCAAGCAGTGAAACTTGACCACGCTGTAGTAGCAGTCGTAACAATATTAGTCCACAATTCAGAAAGCCAAGCGGCGCAAGCATCCCACGTCGACTGAAGCCATTCAGATATGGTCCCCCAGTTCATGATGGCCTGAATGATGAGTGTAATAGCGGCAATAGCAGCAACTATTGCCGCTACGACAATTCCGACAGGCGCACCTATTGCACCTATAGCAATGACTAGCGGTGCTATTGCACCAAGCAGTAGCATTACAGCAGTTGTAACGAGGCCAAGAATCACGATAGTCTGTTGATCAGTTTCATTTAAGCTGGTAAACCAATTAACAGCAGATTCAAGCATGCCCATCAAAGGTTCTAAAGCTGGTATAACAGTCTCAAGTAGTGTACCACCTATCTCGGCAAGCCCTTCTTTTGATTTGTTGGAATAGGTTGTTAGGTCATCAAATGGATCTTTTGTCTCAGCAAATGTTGTTGCTACAGTTCCTGATGAGTTTTGTGCTGCTTCAGCTAAATCATTAAAACTAAATGCCCCACGTTGGATAGCATCTACCATTTTAGGAGCGGCTCTATTTCCGAAAACTTCAGAAGCAATTCTTATTGCTTCTGTCTTACTAGTAGCATTCTGAATTGCATTGACAGTCTCGTTCAACCCCTCAGTCAATGTCTTTCCGTCTTTAGCATAGTTTACTGTAGCCTTTGAAAGTGAAGCTAAAGCTGCAGAAGAGTCAATCCCACTTTTTTCAAATCTACCAATTAATGTCGCCCCCTCTTTAAAAGATAATCCTAGCATCTTAATCTGTGGAGCTCCATCAATTGCTTTTTGAAAGATGGAGTCATAAGATTGACCAGTATCCTGGCCGACCTTTGTTACTGAGTCCAATACTCTCGCTAGATCCTCATTAGATAAACCGTAAGCATCAATTGCTTTCTTGGCATTTATTGCGGAATTTGAAATATCTTCTCCAGTTATTTTCGAATATTTCAATAGGTACTCTGCTGCAGATTGCAAAGTATCACCAGTAAGTCCAAATTGTGTATTTAACTCACCAACTGCGTCAGCAGATTCTTGAAATGTAGCCGATGGTAAGGATGTAGCGATTCCTTTTGCAATTTCCTGAAGTCCTAACAAGGCTTCGCCAGTAAGTCCAGTCTTCGTCGTAACAGTATCCATCGCTTCGTCGATTTCAGACCATGCACCTACTGTTTTTTTACCAGCATCAACCATTTTTTGACCTAGTTGTCCTGCCTTTTCAGCAATGTTCATCATTACATCGGCTTTTAAGTATCCTGTAGCTTCCTTGATGTTTCCTGTTGCTGAACGGCTCGAATCCCCTAGATTCCCCATGGCTTTATCTATCTTTAACACCTCGACTTCTGCTTGCCCAATTTCATTTTGAAGTTGTCGCCATTCCTCTGTTCCGATTTTTTCCTTTCCTAATTCCTCTTGTTTCCGTTTCAACTCCTGGACCTTATCCTTGGCTAATGAAGATTGTTTACCTAATAACTTCATTTTTTCTTCGGACAACTCTACATTTTTAGGATCTAATTCAAGCTTCTGGTTGACGATATCAAGTTCTTTTGCAACATTGTTGATTTCTTTGTTGAGATTTAAAATAGACTTTGGATTTCCTACATCTTCGATATGTTTTTTGGTTGAATTCATTGTCTGGTCAACAACCTTCATCTGTGATTCAACTTTAGAAATTTCAAGTTGAAGCTTATTCCACTGTGCTGACCCAACTTCAGATTCTCCCAGTTCCTTTTGTTGCTTTTTGAGTTCAGCAATTTTCATAGCACCAACACGAGCTTGTTCTTGTAAGTTGAACAACTTACGATTCAGCAAGTCGACATTGTCTGGATCCATCTTCAATTGTCTATTGATGTTGTTGAAATCTTTTTTCAGACTAGATAAAGCATTATTGATACCTTTTACAGATCTGTCAAATTCAACAGTATTAGCACCAAATTTGACATATAAGCCTTCAAATGTTTCAGCCATAGATTTCCTCCTTTCAGTTTTAGTCAGACATTACATTTAGTAATTCTGCGTTTGATAAAGTTTTCTTCTCATTTTCATTGATACTCATCTGATGTAGTGTTCCCATCAGATAATTAAAGTGTTGACTTTCTGCCCAAAAAACATCCATCCGATTTTCAAAAACAACCTTATAAATTTTTTCAGAAGTTATGACTTCTGTTGAGGCTTTTTTCTATCTTGAGGAACCTTTGCTCTACTTCGGTTAAATTCATAAAAGAGGTCTGAAAAAAAACCAATATCAATCAAATCACCAAACCAAGGAGCAAGAGAGGCTGTTTCAGCAGTCAGCTCATTCTGTACCAAGCGACCATTCTCAACCTCACCGTACAGACAAGGGATGACTTCAGTTAGGAAGTTCATGAAATCTGGCTCCATAAGTAATGGCATTAGTTTGACCTTTTCTTCATCAGTTAAAGCAGATAAACGACCATTTACACCAGTTGCAAGAGCAAGCTGTGTGTAAGCTGTGAGTGCTTTTTGGTTGTCATCAAAGAAGTTGCGACCTGTCCGCTGTTCATACATCTTGATAGCTGGTAAAGAGTAAAGAAAGCGCACTGTTCCAGTGTACTCTCTTTCTTCACCATAACTATCAAACGCTGTGAATGATAGTTCTTTTTTAATCATTTTATCCTCCTGGCACGATGGCTGTTGTTCCTAAAGCTTCATTGATAAAATCAATCAATTTCATTGGGGTACTTGAAGCGAACAATTTATCAAATTTAGCACGGACAACACCCTTGTCTGTATCACGCCATACAATTTCTGAAACAGGTTTTTTATCTGAATCTAGAATAAAATTGTTGGGTGACGCAGTACATGGAATTTCAATTTCTTTTGGTGTAGCAGAGCTTTCATCTGTTGTAGTGCTGCCTTTTGGAGCTGATGCTTTTACATTGGTCCAGATGTGGAACTCTTCAACCTCAGAACCAAACTCGTCTGTAACCGTTTCAGCATATCCCCAAATAAAATTCGCATTCACACCAGTATCGATGAGCGCTGGAGGAGTTGAAGTTGTCAGCTTTTTACCCAAGTGATCAATCATGAATTGTTTAGGAATTTGATAAGTCGTGATGGATCCCTCAGTTGATTTCTTACCTTGAAGACGGACGTGCTCCACGTTATCTGCGTAGTATGCATTTGATTCTTGTGAAGTTTCAAAAGATGTTTTTCGCAATCCTGTAAATGGATACGGTTTTTTTAAATCGAGTGTGCCAGATTCTGTTTTGGAAATCTTGGCAAAGAATCCCGTGGTATTACCATGAGTTACCTCTCGTGTGTCATATTTATAAGTCATTGTGACTCCTTCCTTAATTTGGTCTGATTTTTATTGATTTCATATTATTGAGAAAGATTTCTTTATTTTTGAGGTATGCTGGTCTGATGTGTTCTTGAGGTGCTACAAATCCACCATTTTTTGTTGCATGGCCATTTTCTAACAAGTGAGCAAGCGACTTCTCTTTCCCATTGTTATATACTACAGCGATATCTTCAATGGTCTCGTGAGTCCATCCTTTTTCATATACTCCGTTTCTTCTAGGACTTCCGTCTCTAATGTCTCCAGCGGTGCTTTTTCCTGATTTTTCTATGATTTCTAAAACTTGATTCTGGATATCGATTTTTAATGTTTTCGCATTAACGCTACCACTTCCCACTTGTGAATACCTCGATTCTGTAGGTTGTAAGTAAGTAATCTGTATCAGGCTGTTTTAGATTCAACTGACTAGGTTCACACATAAAATTAGACAACATCAATTCCTCAATGCTGTCTAATTTCTTCTTGTGATAGTGACTGATTTGAATAGTCACTTTTCTCATGTGTACTGTGTCATCAGCAGTAATACTACTACCCGGAGTTAAACGATAGTAAAGAATAACGTTGTCAGGAGAGGACTTTTCCTCACGTTCCATATAGAACACTTTTGATTTTAAAGTGTTTTTTTCTAGGATTTCTTGAATTTCTTGCCTGGTGAAGAACTTCTTAGCCATTATTTCAATTCTCCTAATTCAATTATCGTGTAGTGGTCATCATCAGATTCAGTTCCAACATTTACCTTGTACTCTTTCCCTTTGTACTTCACGTAGTCTAAGGAATCTGTCACATAGTTAGAACGTATCCGAAATCTTGCTGTCAAAACTTGACCATCTGCCAAAGCTTTATCAAGTCTACGTTGGTAGATCTTCTCTTTTTCAGCTTTGGCTTTCTTTTCTACAACTTGTTTTTCAAAAACACCTTTTTCGACCTCTGTACGCTCATCGTAACAAAGGATGATTGATACTCTAGATGATTTCATGATTTAACTCCGTAAATAGCTTTTAATTGATAAAGAATATTTGTCAATTCTTCATCAATCCAGCTCCTTGTTGTTGAATTTCCTGTCATCAAGGATTTATCAAATCTCTGAACACATCTCAAATGTAACCAATCTAAAATTGTTTCTTTATCATCCTCTTCAATCTCATTCCATTCTGTCAATTCGCTTTCTTTATCGATGCGATTGATAGGAATGTTGTTTCTCGTTAGATATGAAATCCCACTATTTATGTAGCTTAAAAATTGAGTGTCAAAGATTTCTTCTTCGACATCAACTTCAACCATTTCTTTAATTTGGTTAAGGATTGTCATTTTAGACTCCCCTTTCTATTTAAAATCAACCTTTTGTGAATTTCACAGCTGATTTGTACTGACCAAGTCGGCCACCAAGCACGCTAGCAAGTTCGATATGACGGCGATTCATCGTTACATCATAATCTTCAAAGCGATCAGCAGAAACATCATCACCAATCATCTTATAAGCCTTGTCAGCAAATGCGATAATTGGGTTAGTCGCATCTTCCATCCAGTCATAGACATATACTTGGTAACCAGCAATGACATTCCCTGTTTGTGAAATTGGTGCGAATGGTTGTGGGTCAATGTAGCGTTTTTCGCCATCCTTAACCATTTTAAGTTTACGAGCAATGGTTTTTGAAGTTACCAAAATTGGAGTTGTATTTGCAGCAAGTTTATCAATCCCTTTGACGAGGTTTTCTAAAACAGTACTGTCAAATTCCCCGTCAACACTGATTTCTTGTGTATCAAATAGTTGAGCAAGTGTTTCTTCTGCGATAGATTTAATTTCAGTGATTTTGTCATCATCATCACTATTTTTACCATCTCCGATAACAACAGCACGTTCAACTGCACGGATGAAGCCTTGTGCTAGTTCATTCATCACATAGTTGAAGTAAGCACCTGTTGTATCCTTCTTCAAGTCAGCATACTCAAAACTGTACTTGATGTAGACAGCTGCAGAGTTGATTGTATAATCGATAAATACAAAAGATTCATCTTTCTTTGTTTTGCCATTTTGATGGCCTTTAGCTTTTGCTTGTTGCGTTTGAAGCGCAACACGTACTGCATAACGAGGATCTTTGGTTACATGGTTCAGGATACCATCGTAATCATTAAATGCATTTTGGATTGCAATCAATACTGGTTCAGGTAAGATTTTGTTAACATCAGTTACACCTTTTTCAACCAGATTTGCTTCCCACGCTTTACGGGCACTGTTTGAGCTTCCTTCATTATCCATAAGGATTCGAGCGAAATCAAGTGCAGCTTCTTTTGTTTTTAAGTATTCCATTTGTATCTTGCCTTTCTGTACTTCCTTGATAGATTTAGCAGCTTTATTGAGATTGTCTTGTTTTTCTTCAATCTCAACATCTAACTTAGAAATTGTGTTCTTGAGTTCATCTGCTTTGGATACCAATCCTTCTGCATCCGATTTCAACTGTGCAAGTTCTTCTTCTCCAATAGTTGCTGACTCCAATTTCTCTTCGATTGAAGCTTTTTTAAATTTGATCTCAGATAACTCATCTGCATGTTTTTGTCGTTCTTCCATCAATTCGACTAGTGTTTTCATTTTTTTCTCCTTTTTTAAATCGTTGCAAGTTTACTCATGATATCTTGCTTCATGTTCGCCTGAGCGATTCGCTTGTCAACCACAGACATATCAAATCCCTTAATATTATCAATGGTTGCTTGAGGATTGGCTGGCACGGTCACGACAGATATTTCAAAGATTTCAACTTCTTTAAAAATCCATCCACCGTAAGGTTGCTTAGCGTCAACTGGCTCATAATCATTAATAAAAAATCCAATGCTCAGACTATCCAGTGCCCCCATCTTCATGAGGTCATAGGTTTTCTTAGCTTCTGGATCGCTTAGATTGAATGTTGACCGTGTTCGCAGACCTTTTTCATCTACCGACAGCTCATGCTTACCGATGACGCGATTGCGGTCGTGATTTAAGCACATAGGGACGACGGCCTTAGTTTTCAGGGTATTGTCAAAACACCCCTTGGCCATCACATCACCATCTCTGTCGGTATTGCCATAGGTGGAGGCATAAGCCTCAAAGTGAAAGTCAGCTGACTCTTCCTCAACTGACTTGACGACAAAGGTTTTTAATTTTTCCATATCCTACCTCCTTTCTTAAAATTTCTGCCAACCGCCCACCCTATTTTTAATTACTTTCGCTCGGCTCGATACGGACTGCATTTAGATTGGTTTCGAATACTTCTCCACCTTCATATCCTGGAAGCCCTAGATAGGTTTCACGGAATTCATTTGAATTCATCAAACCTGCGTATTTAGATTTAAATCCACCTTCTACTAGATCCTTGAATGAAATCATGTCAGCCATATCAAAGAAGACCAAGAGCTTGTTTCCTTGTGTCCTTGCCGTCTTCGTGAAATATTTTCTATTAATTTCTTCAGAGAATACACGTTGATATAATTTCATGACGCTAGAATAGTAAGCTCTATATTGTTCTTCTGTGTAGTCACAAGTAAACAATTTTTCATTAATTCCATGAGCATGATAAAGTTGAGATTTCAGAAACTCCATTTCTTCTTTAGAAGCGGTTGAGTAATCTTTGTTTAATTCCATAAACTCTTCACCTTGCTCGAGATAGGCAATGCCACCAATTTCAGCAAGTTCCATCATGCTATCAACTCTACTCTTAGCTTGTTTCTTCAAATGTTCATCTGCTGCTTTAGTTGGTAGTTTTAAGAATCCTCTCAACTTTGAATTCCCTCTGCCTAACTTCTCGGTTAACGCATCAAGGTTGATATCAATTAATTCTGTGATTTGGTTTAGTTGACTTGTCACGTTTAATTTAGGATTTTCAAAAACCCAGACATCGCTAAGAGGTAGCTCAATCTCTACATCATCAATCATGATTTCAACTCTCTCTGCAGTCCATGATATGGTTTTCTTTGCAAACCAAATTTCAATCAGTCGACCATTTTCCCAACGTGGAACAACGACTGCAACACCATCTTTCAGCATAGCTCTTGTTACATTTGCCCAAAATACAACTGGTATTTCAAGAGGATTTGGAGAGAAAGATAAAACATTTGCAAGATCACTATTTTCAAACCACTCCATCTTATCAACTCCCGTCGGATTTCGAGTGATTCTCACATGCTTAAATCGAACTTGTGCAGTATCTGTTGAAATCTTATTGTAGATATTGTCTAAGTAAATCGAATTTCTTCTCCAATAATTCAAATTTCTTTGTAAATAGGTCCTTGTGGATTTTCTATTGCTTGGTCTGAAAATCCTAGCAAAAACCTCTCTTAAATTATTTATATATTTGTTCATTCTTCACCTCAATCAAAGTAATAACTCAAGTCTTCCTTGAAATTTTCGTAGCAGATAAAAGCATCTAACTGACTAGCAAATACGTCAATCTTTTCTTTTGCTTTTTCTTTATTTGGAAATACATTGTTATTCGCATCTATCTTGACACGAACATTTGCGTGGTTCCAAGTTGCCACAGGATCGTCAAAGATGATTTTCCCCATCTTAGCTTTTTCTTTATACACTTTTAAAGGATTGGATAAGCTCTTGACCGTTTGTGGAATGTCGTGACATATATCTCCGTAGTAGTCATTAATTAAGCGGATAAGCTCTTTTGCATTCCAGCGGTCATATCCGACTGCAACTGGTAAGATTCTATTCTCACTCATAAACTGCCTTAATTCTTCAAAGATATAAGCTTGATCATTGTAGTCCAACTCATGAACATGAAGCTGTCCACTAAGCTCCCACTCAGCGTATTTGTCCCTCAGTTCTTTCGGAAGTCCTTCAATCGTATGACGTGGCATGAATTTCTTGTTCAAATACTGACGCTCTTCGCCACGCACGACCATAAATGAGACCGAACAAATGTCATTGACATCCGACAAGTCAACACCAAGCACACAGCGAGCACTCCTCTCCTCATTTCCGACAAACAAACTCTTATCAAACTTATCTAACCAACCCTTACACTCTTCATTACTGAAGTAAGCAAGATAGTTATTAACAGGGAGATTAAATGTTTTAGCCATCAGCTCAGCCTGTTGTGCTGGATCATTCTTGCTCATTTCAATATCCTTGGCAATCGTCTCCTTCTCAGTCGTTATACCGAGTAAAGGCATAGCTTTCTGCCACATATCTGGATTGTGAATTTCAGAAACATCATCCAGCTGATAAATCCAAGGCATGACCGAATGATTGACAATCTTTTCATCAAGAATATCTACCCAGATGTTGTAATACTTATCAAAAAGCTTGTCCCGTTTCGTCCCATTGGTGGAGATGTACCAGGTTATCCAATTTTTTCGCTTGCGACTCGAACCATCATTCACAACCTTGATGAAGTCATCATCATAAGTGTGCACTTCATCAAAAATATTGTAGTGAGCATTAGTACCATCAAGACTTTCATAGTCGGAAGTCTTGATTGACATAAGACTATTAGTTGTCTCGTACAAGATACCTTGTTTAGTTGACCGTAGTATGTCAGCCTCACGCATATAGTGTAGCAAGCTCTCTTCGTTCGACAGCATAGCTCTAGAAGCATTAAACAGATATCCAGCTTGTTCACGACTGTAAGCTAGAAGCTGAATATCAGCACCCCACTCACCGTCAATAATCTGACCAACCTCACCAATGGCAGAACCAAGGGTTGTTTTTCCTGTACCACGAGGTACAATAATAGGCACCTCATGAATGAGACGCCTTTCTTCAAAATCTTTATATTCTTCAAGTGTATCGGGATCTGTTTTTGTAACTTCAACTGTATGATAAAAACCCCACGTTGTTTCTAGCCAGACCTTCTGAGGCAAAGCCAAGTGTAACTTTCCAGCAAGACCTTTAGTGTTGCTGCACTCTTCCTCAATGAACTCAATCCGTTTGTCAACTTCTTCTTGTTTAAAGATGTATTGTTCCTTGTACCTCTCTACTCGTTTAATCGACTTCATCGTAAGTTCACAAACACGAATCTTCCCTGAGTAGACCAGCTGAGCATATTTATCAAAATATCTCATCTCAACCATATCGAGCCAACTTCTCCTGAATCATTTCTTTGAGGCTATCACCCTGTGGACTTTGCTTTTCAATCGTTGACATAATCTGCATGTTTAGCTTTTGATACTTTTCCATTCCATCAAGTAAATACTTATCAGGTAGCTCACCGTCATTGATGACTTTATTGATTTCCAATTGGAAGTTTTCAATCACTTTTTGATTATGATTGTATTGAGTTTTAAGATTTTTCAAACCTACTGAATCATTGTCATTGATTTCAAGCATTTTTTCTTTTGGAATTAACTTGAAAGTCTTACGAGATAGTTCAACACGTTCTTCTCTTGTATACTTCTGCCGTTGATTTGCCAGCTTTTCTAACTCTTTGAATTGACTTTTTGTGATATTCGACCGAGTTTCTTCAAATATGCCTAGCTTTTTTCGATACCTGGTGAGGGTAGCACGACTTATTCCTAGCTTTTCTAAAACTTCATTGATTTTCAAAATCATGCTCCTTTCTTGTATCAATTTTCGTCATTTTTGGGGGAGAGGTATATAAGAGGATTGACACCGTTATTATTTTGGGTGTGTGAAAATTTTAAATAGGGGGGATCTGATAAAAATAAAAAATTCAAAAAATAAAAAATCAAAATAAATTAATATTCCGATTTTCTAAATTTAAATTTATTTTACTTTGAAATGTTTTTGTATTATGACACTCGAGACAAAGTAATTGCAGATTATCTTCGTTGATAGTAATAGACTCATCTTGATAATTAGTTTCATCAATCTCTATAATATGGTCAACAATGCTCTTGCCATGAATTAAACGTCCACACATGTCACAGCGCATACGCTTTATACTTCTGATTCTATTTCTCAAAGTTCTCCAAGGTTTCGAGTTGTAGAATTTAATCTGCCAAGTTCTAAACCAGTCAGAGTGTTTAGGATTCTTGAATGTCATAGCTTGAATGATTCAACTCGGATTTCTCTTGTGTATCTGTTCATGAACGAAATCATCTTATACATTGGCTTGTCCCATGCATAAATTATTGATGTGTCAACTAGAATCTCACTAGTCAACGAGTACGGATACCTTTTTGGTCTCATGCTTACCTCCAACAAAAAGAGAACAGATCTAGACTTGCTCTCCGAATTTTTCGCATGATACAAATATATCAGATTCATTTTGTCAATGCTATATCTTTTTTTGACAAGATTTATTTTTGAGTTTTGAATTTATGTAAAATATCTCTGTTGAATTAGTTATATCTTATATTTTATCCAATTTTGTTTCATACTAAAAAACTAGCACGGACAACGCTTCAGGCCCTCTTCAAAATATAAACTAGAAACCTCCTCGTTATGGATAGTTGAAAAAATCAAAAAAATATTAGAGGCTAAAATTACTCATCTTAGTATCAAGTTCATCTTGCCTTACACAAATATAAATTAGTGTAACTGCTGGACTTGAATGATTGAATAATGACATCAAGTCTGCAACGTTCTTGTACTTCTTGTAGTAATGATAGCCAAATGTTTTTCGCATCGTGTGAGTTCCGACATTATCGATTCCTAAGTCTTCAGCAGCTCTTTTAAGAAACCAGTATACCGTCTTATAGCTGAGCGCCTTATTCTTTCCGACACGACTCTGAAATAGATACTCATGTAATTCTTTATCTTTGACAAATTCCCTCAATTCATTCTTGAGTGGCCTTGTCATTTTAATGCTCTTGTATTTCCCTGTTTTCTGTTCCCTAACTTTAATATGCCAACCTTGAACATCTTTAACCTTTAGTTTGAGAATATCTCCGACACGAAAACCTGTATTGATTCCCAAAAGAAATAACATGTAATACTTTTCATTCCAAGATGATAGATAGTCCTTCATGGCTTGGATATCATCCTTATCTCGTAACGGTTCAACAATATTCATAGTTTTACTCCTTTCACAAAAAAATAAAGCACTAAGATTTTCTCAGTGCTTTGGATAGTATCAATCTATCATATTCTTTTTGTCAATGCTATACTTTTTTTTGACAAGTTACATGAACAATAACTTTGCAAGTGTATCAAGAATGATTTCACGTCTTCTGTAAATCTGCTTACTGTGCCTGTATAGATACCCAGTGTCACCATTCTCCATTTTATGCCAAACTTGAATCCAATCGTACCTAGTGTGTTCTCCCCATTTCAAATGAAAGATTTTTTTATCATCAGGTTCAAGTACATCGAGTAGCTTTGAAATTGCTGTTTGAAAGTTTTCCAGTCTTAAAACCATCGGATCGCTTGCATAAGCAACTGCTAGGTTCTCAGACCTATTTACGAACGTGCCACTTCCGCTTGCACCAGTATCATCAATACCAGGAACAGTGAGATGTTTCACTTCGTACAATCGTTCTAATTCATGTCTTCTTTGACCAATCAATTTGTCAATCTGTAAGTATTTATCATTGAGTTCAAACTCGAGATAATCTCTTCGTGCTGTTATTAGGTTCTTTTTGCCCAAACCTTACCTCCCATATATCTTTTAGTTTTGACCCACTTGATAATCTTACCTTCGTTATTGTTATTGAAATAATCCGGCAATCTTGCTGTTGGACTTTCTTTATAGACCACTTTTTCAACGACCTGGACTCCATGCATCATTTCATCATCTATCCACCCAACAAGCCACGCAGGGTTTACATCATATGTTTTAGCAATCATTTCAATTTGCTTAATCGACGGATATCCACGTCGTTCATACAAATGAATTGTATTTTGTGAAACACCTGTTTCTTTCGCCATCTGTCCTACGGATAGACATAGTTCCTCTCTAAGTTCTTTCAATCTTAGTTGCATCTTGCTCTCCACTTTCTAGTATTAGCTTTTATGAATGTAGCCTGCTCCTGCATCTGCTTCCATTCATAATCCATGATGATTTCAAAAAGATTGCTTATCTAGCCGTCCACCGTTTTCAAGGTCACGGTCAATAAACCATTGTTTGACTTTCTCTATTGTGTTCATGATAACTCCTTTGCTATTGCTGCTATGACATTAACTGTCACGCTATTTCCTGCTTGTTTATATAATTGACTGTTAGAGTTGACCTCTTGCGCTTTGTCAAAAGCCCAATCAGGAAAACCTTGTAACCTCCAGCATTCTTTAGGTGTTAGCTTTCTGATTCGAAAGCCATCTGATAAATGATTGTTTTCGTGATAGCTATTGCTAGTTAAAGTAGGAGCGATGTCATGTTCTCCACCTTTATTATAACCATGCCCACGTTGAATAATTTTAGGCTCAAGTCCTCCACCTTGATAGGCTCTGATAGTTGGTGCGATGCCGTCTGTTTCGTAAACCACCCCACATTGATTAAAATTGGGTTGCAATACCCCAAATTGTTTTATAGTATTGCTTTTTATAGCTATCTTTTGCCCCTCTCCCTTGTTTGTTGTTAGCGTGGGAGCTAGACCATCAGCTTGATAGACTTCCCCATTCATTCCGTTGCCAGATGGGTTTATATTCCCAATTTTCATGACTGATTGGTTACTAGTTGACTGATTTTTTCCGCTGAGAGGAAAAATTCTTCTGGTATGTTCTCTTCTAAGATGTCCGATAATGAACACTCGTTCCCGATTTTGGGGGACTCCGAAATTCTTGCTGTTAAGCACTTGCCATTCCACGTTGTACCCCAGTTCATCCAAGGTTGAGATAATGGTCTCGAATGTAACTCCATTTTCGTGATTGAGCAATCCTTTAACATTCTCAAGGAATAGATATTTAGGTCTGAGAATAGATGCGAACCTAGCAATTTCAAAGAACAAAGTTCCTCGTGTATCTTCAAAACCTCGTCTGTTTCCTGCAATTGAGAAAGCTTGGCACGGAAATCCTCCACAGATAATGTCCACACTTCCGATTCCTCGAATAGATTCATCTGATACTGCTGTGATGTCATGTAATTCTATTTCTCCTTTCGTATTGTGTATCGCTTTATAGCTTTCTCTAGCAAACTTGTCAATTTCACAAAAGCCAATACATTTATGGCCGGCAGACTCCATTCCTAAACGAAAACCGCCAATTCCTGCGAATAAATCCAAGAATTTCACAACATCACCTCATCCCCAACTTTCACTTTCTCATACATTGTCAAACCTCCCAAGGAAAAACTTACAGTGCCCGTTGTAGACGAAATAAAGCTCTAACATCACTCCACCTCGACAGGGTAGAAGTTCCCAAAGGAACCTCTCAATGCCTTGCTAACCTGTAAGGCTGCCGCCAGAGAAATAAACCGCATGGCTTTCTTCTCCTCGGAACACGAAATATCCAAGCCAGTCACACTGACAATTGCAGACCTTAGAAACGGCTTATCCTCTCTTGTCCCATGCTTTAAAATAAACATCAGCCACCCCTATTCTAAAAATATTGCTTTCGCTTGTTTGTCAAATCATTGAAAACCATCAAATGGTCTTTATCTACACCCTTCATTAGTCTGGACATGAAAGGTCTGCCATATCTTTTTTGAATATCGGCAGAAATCAAATTTGTGGTAATGATTGTGTTTGAACGCTTATTCAAGATATTGTAGAGAATAGTAAATGACCATTCGCTATCTTTTTCCATTCCTAAATCATCCAAAACCAAGAACTTAGCACTAGCAATTTTATTGACCAGAAACTCTTCCTGACTAAAATCAGCTTTAATCTTCATCAGCAAGTCAGTTACGTTAATAAAAATAGCAATCTCTTTCGTGTACTCAGATAGAGCCTTAGCCATAGCAAAAGCCAAATGGCTCTTACCTGTTCCAGCTTCTCCTTGTAACACGATGTTGTTCCTAGCACCCTCAGACCACTCACGACAAATCCTCTTTGCAAAAGCTAGCTTTTCCGCTTCTTTTTCGGTTGGTGTTTCAAAATTGTCCAAAGTAGCATTTTTCAAAACTTCATCATAAAGAGAGAACTTTTCAAGATAGTATTTCCTCTCTCGCTCATTCTCAGCATTAGCCAGTTCATTCACTCTTTCCTGATTTTCTTCATGAATCCGCTCAGATTCACACATGCGACATACAACACTCTCGGTCCTCAATATCTTTATCAAAGGGATGTTATGCTTTTCGCAGAACTCTTCTTGTTGTTCTGTATTCCTACGATAAGATAAGGCGATTTCCTCAAACACATTGTCTACCATACTAGCCGACCTCCGCATTCATGCCAGCTAGCCATTTCAGACAAGCAGGCAACCACTTGATGAATTGGTTGGTCTGCTAAAAGAGTTTTCTTCTCGTAGCTTAACGGATAATAGTCAATCTCGAATTGTTCAATTAGTTCTAGTACCCCCATTCGTCCTTGGCCTCCTGTTCTTCTTTCTTATCCTTGTTCTTCTTTTCCGATTGACGAACCTGTTCAACAGTGGTAACATTGTTCATCTGCCAATTTCTTAAAATCCCACCAATATATTTGATGTTCGGCTTTCCTGAGTTAATAGCAGTCTTCAATGCTTCTTTCACCAAATCCACATCATTCTCATTTAGTAGATGGTTGATTTCTTCAATTTCAAATCCAGATAAGAGTCTACGAAACTCAGATTGAAAAAGTTCTAAGATATTTTCTTCACTACCACTACTAGTAGTAGTTATTCTTTTCTTATTCTTATCTTTATCTAATCTATTCTTATCTTTATCTTCTTCTAGTGCGTTACCGTCCGTTACTGTAACGTTACCAAGAGCAAGATTTTTTTGTTTTTTACGGTATTTGGCTACACGGTTACGTGTCTGTTCCTTGATTTTCTCCATTCCGTCAACGTTTTGATGTTTTTCCCAATTTGGCAAGCTAATAATACCATCGATAATCTCAATCATCCCAAACTGTTCAAAAACTCCAATAGCCATTCTTACTGTATTCAATGGTCTACGAAAAATAGTAGCTAACATTTCATCTGTATAGTGAACCTTATCAGTCATCATCAACAAACCATTACTGTTATGTTTTCCAGCAAGTGTCAAAATCTTGAACCATATCACTAAGATGGCATCAGGATCAGGCAAGGCATCAATCAGGCAAATCTTTTCATCGTCAAAAATATCGGTTGTGATTTTTATCCACTTAATTTCAGACATACCTAGCACCCCACTTCCTACGGTTAGCGCGATACTTCATTCGCATATCCTCATAGATGTACCTGCCTTCCAGCTCCATTTTTTCAATCTTTAGCAGCTTATTTTTAAGCTCCACATCACGATAGTCCTTAGCTAGTTTTTCATAGTCTGTTAGGTATTCTTTGACTCGTAATAGATTTTTATAATCGTTTTCCCATATCGTAATAAAATGTCTTGAAGTTGATTCCCTTCCTTCCAGTTCTTTAACAATCATAATCAGGTTATCCAGCGATTCAATCAATTCTTCCATTTCCTGACCTCCTCATTACAAAAATCTGATTGCAGACTGTTTAGGTTCTGGCAAAGCTAACAGCTCAGGGCGCAATCCTACAGGCGGTTCGTTGTCATATGTGAATCCTTTGAACTCTCTGCGAATATTCTTGCGAATTTCTTGCCATTTGTCCTCTCTACCACGTTCATATGCATGATTACGCACTTGGATAATCATAGACGCAAATTCTTGCTCTTCTCGTCTTTCTTCTTCCTTGCGTTGTTCCTGCAATTTGATATGACGGCAAGCCCCTGCAAATCCAAGCAGCAAGGCTCCAACCCCCATCAGCTGGTCTAAAATCGGTGGTTCAAACATTTTTATCTCCTTATCCTCTTTTTGTGCTATAATATAGTCAAATAATTTTGCTAAGACCTTGTCCAGAAGCCTTTTAGTAAAGTTATTATATTTGATTAGAGAGCCATTCTTTGATGGCTCTTTTTGACCATTTCTTACCAGGTAATTCCTTTGGAAATCCCTTTAAGTAACGATAATTATCTGAAAAGGTGGCATACTTAATTCCTAGAAATTCGCAGGTAGTGTTCACATCCATCAACTCTGGATAGTGGTCACTATCTTTTTCTATTTCAACCAATCTAGTGATTGTATCCTTGATAATGGATTTAATCCATTCAGATAGTGAAAGTAGAACATTGTCCATCTTTTTCCCCTCCTACACTTCGTCAAATGAGTTCAATTTCATGATTTTCATCTTGGTATTGGTGCTTGGCTCCCAAGTCATCCAGTAAGCTAGAGCGGCATCCGCATGCTTCTTGGGTAGCAAGTCATAGCGACTAATGTTGAAGTGGTCTTTAAAGTCAATCTCAGCTTGTCTAAAGACTGACTGAGCAAAAATCTTATCCGCATAAGCAGGGCTATCAATACCACCTAAGCAAGCCACGACACGAGCTTTGCGCTTCTTCAGTAATGATTGAGCATAGCTAGGATGAATCGGTTGCTCACTCTTGAGGTAGTCGATATCTTCAATCATGGTCGCTTGTTGCTCACGCAATTTCTTCTGACCAGTGAATAGAGCGATGAAGGCATCCTCGTCCAAATCCTCACGGATGAATCCGCCCTTCTTGCGAATAGCTGGCAAGACCTCTGAAGTCACCCAGCGCTTGAACTCCTTAGCCTGAGGTAACTTACTGGATAAAATAAGAGAGTAGAGACCAGATTCGTTGATGATGACAGGGTTTTGATTTCTACCCATGGCGTCACGAATCGTTACCCCATCTGTCTTATCATCATCATCTACATGGTCAAAAATTGCTTTTCTTGAATTCGCATATCCTAAGATATCCGCAACATCCTTCCCAACGAACCAAGGTTCGTCATCAATGGTTAAAGCACGGACTTCCTGCCCGTGAAAGTTAAAAATTTCGTTCATAATATTCCTTTCTAAATTTGGTATAATGAAATAAAAACGATTGGAGAAAAAATATGACTGAAAGAATTTGTTTTATTGTAACTGCTATCGGTGAATCTGGAACAGAAACTAGAGATAGAGCAGATGAGGTTTTTTCTTACCTGATAGCCCCAGTCTGTGAGGAATTAGGATATAAGCCAGTACGAGTTGACCAAGTAGATGCAGTTGATAATATCAATGAAACTATTATCAACTACCTTAAGACTGCCCCTATGGTTGTAGCAGATATGACAGGACACAATCCGAATGCATTTTATGAATTAGGATTTCGACAAGCAAAAGAACTCCCCTTAGTTCCTATCATACAAGCAGGTAATGGACTTCCTTTTGATGTTATATCCCAAAGAACTGTTTTCTATAACCTTTCTGTTGGAAAAATCGAGCAATCCAAAAGAGAATTGAAAGCTAAAATGAAAAGCTTTGAAAACTTTGAAATGCCTGAAAGTCGCATTGATAAAAGCGTTACATTAGAAGAGCTTGATGACAAGCTAACTAAAAAACTAAACAAGATACTAAATCTGTTAGAAAGCCAACAGTCTTATTCTTCTCGCATACACACGTATGATTTTAATGCGAAGCCAACAATAGGTGACCATCAGTCAATTACGCAACGAGTTCAAGAGATAATCAATCAGACTCACAACCGTCCACTATTCCCCGAAGATAAGAAATAGCTAACTCTTGCTGACTTTGAAGTTCAACAACCTCAGCAACTTTTTCATTTATAAGTCTAACGGTCCTCAATACTTCATTGAGGGCTGTTCTTTCTAGTTCATTCATCTTCCCCTCCTACTCCAGCACCTTACTGCCGACTACCAACCGTTTAACGACAACATCCATCTCCTTAAATTCGGCATTCTCTGCACAGTATCGGACGCTCTCGCTGATAATGTGACAAATGGATACTCCGTACTCGTTCGCCAGCTCTGTAGCAATATCCCAGGCATCTTTATCAATCCGTGTTACTTTTTGCGCTGCGTTGTTCATAACATTCCTCTTCTTACTTTTCCTAGTGTTAAAATAGTTTCCCAAACATCTAGCCCCTCAAGACTATCGATCATCAGCTGACTAAGTTGGTGATTTTTCTTCTGCCAATTCAGTATTATTTTCGCTTGCATGTATGGACCTCTCAGTGATTTATCCAAGGGTTTTCAATACCCAAAATATCTACGACTTTTTCTTTCACATAATCACTCCCTTTGCCATACTTCAGCAGTTCTGAAATGACCGAAGGTGCGACGAATACTTGTTTTGCCAACTCGGATTGAGTCATATCCAGCTCAATCAAACGAGTTTTGATTTTAGCCTTGATTATCTTTAGTTCTTTACTCATATTTTTCCTTTCTAAATTTGATATAATTAAAATAAAAACGATTGGAGGAGAATAATGAAATCTTCATTTTTTCACTATCTAAAGGAAATCATCTTATATGGTGTCCTAGTTCCGATTTTGGCAGTTATCGTAGGATTTCACCTTTTTACTACCTTCTATCCTATTTCTGATTCACTGTTAACAGATTTCTTGAAAGCTTTTACAGAACAAAGAATTCTTGCTATTGTATTCGTTCTTATTCTTTGCTTTATATTTTTCGGTTCAATTTATTACTGTATTTCATGTGGACGAAATAGAAAATTGATACCTGATAAAGTTTATACACAAATCACAACTTACATTTCATCTGTAGGTTTAGGGACTGCAGTGATAGCTGTCGCTACCTTGACTCTCACAGAATTACAGTTTTCAATCCTTACAGGTTGGATTGCTTTTATCGCTTTGTTGTTGCCACTTCTGAAGTTTAAAGTCCAATACAGCACCTATCAGAGTAGCGACAATGTAGCACAGAAAACTACCGAAAACAAAGCCAATTAAGAAAGGCTCTACCATTCTCCTCTCCCCCTTTCTTTTAAAAAATTATCTAAAAAGTTAGCGAATTTCTTGACAAAAAACAATCTATAGTTTAGAATTTAATCATAGAGAAAAGACCTACTAAAAGTAAGGTTCTACCTAGAAAACGGACGCCAATCAGTTTCATTAGGCTTTATTTTTTAGTTGTCTTGTTCGCTAACTCTTTAGCTTACAAATAATATTCTAAACTATAGATTGCGTTTTGTCAACATATTTACAATCAAAAGTTTGAATATTTTTTGTCATGCCTTAGAAAGGTTGATAAATCAATGTTTTCTTTGTTCGAAAAAATAAAAGAACTTTGCCAAAATCGTGGAATTTCTATAAATTCTCTTGAAGAAACATTAGGATATAGTAGAAATACAATCTATAGTATGAAAAACAAAAAACCAAATGCTGAACGTCTTCAAGAAATTGCTGACTACTTCAACGTGTCCACAGATTATTTACTTGGTCGCACGGATAATCCTGCTATTGCTGGTGATTCAAAAGAGTACACTTGGCAAGGGAAGACCCTAAATGTTGAAGAAATGGCATCTAATGTCATGATGTTTGGTGGTCGAGAATTAACAGATGAAAAGAAGAAAATCATCCAGTCTATCATTGAAGGTTATCTCAAAGAAGCTGGTGATTAGAGGTACTGCTTAGTGACCGAAAAAGAAATTATAAGTCATTTTCAGGTTCGCATTGTCGATTTTGACGGTGAGCTAATACCTGATGAACTTGGATTTTACGAAAAAGAAACCAATACAGCTTTCTTATCTAATAAACTCAGCAAAAAAGAGAGAGTTAAGGTACTACTGCATGAACTCGGACACAAAGACCACACACGCTCAGAGTACCAGAACGCTCGCCTACGCTGTGAAAACAAAGCTGATAGGAATATGATCCATCATCTCGTAAAAGACGCACTAGAAAGCTTGGATGACCCCACAGAGTTTGATTACCTCAAATTCATGTCCTACTACAATCTTAAAACCATGACTAATGAAGTCATGGTAAAAGAGGAATACTTTGCATTGATGGAGTGAAAGGAGACTCATATGTCTTACTCGTATGTTGCTTTAGATGTTGAAACTGCGAATGACTTTCGCGGTAGTGTTTGTTCTATCGGATTAGTAAAATTTAAAGATGGGAATATTGTTGATACATTTTACACCTTAATCAATCCAGAAGAAGAATTTGATGATTTCAATATTTTCATCCATGGCATTACTCCTGAAGATGTTCTTGATTCACCTACATTCCCAGAAGTAAGAAAGTCCATTGTTGATTTTATTGGTTTAGATATAGTTGTAGCCCACTTTGCACAGTTTGATATGGGTGCTCTTAAAGACGTATACCAAAAATACGAGCTAGATTTTGATAATATAGAATACATTTGTTCGTATCGATTAGCCAAGGTTGCTCTCCCTGGACAATTGAATTACAAACTAAAAAGACTAGCTAAAAATTTGAATATTGAGCTAGATCACCATAACGCTCTATCAGATGCACGAGCAAGCGGATTGATTTTAGAATACTTGCTATCCACAAATTCATTTTCCGACCTCACCGCTTTTTTAAAAGAATATAGATACAATAAAACTGGCTTACTCGGTCAGTATGGATTTAAAAGGAAAAAAGGTTATCAATACAAGGAAAACCTTATCTATCAGCCTACAGAAGAAGAAAAAGCAGCAATGAACCCAGACCATTACTTTTACGGTTTGTACTTTTGCTTTACTGGAAAACTCGAGCGAATGACTAGAAAAGAAGCTAACAAAGCTGCTGCGTTAGTTGGTGGTATTCCTGAAAAAGGAGTGACCAAACACACTAATATCTTAGTTGTTGGGGAACAAGATTGGAGAGTTGTTGGCACAGATGGATTAAGCAGTAAAATGAAAAAAGCACAAACCTTATTAGAAAAAGGTCAAGATATTGAAATCATGACAGAAAATGATTTTATAAGATTGCTTGAGGAATAGTAAACAAGAAATAAAAAAGCCCCACAATCGCCCTCGCCAAAGTTTGATTGTGAAGCTTAGCCTTATAAGAAATCAGCCATTAAAAAGGCCTATTTTCTATACCCTATTTTACACCATGAAAGGGGTGATGTCAATATTCTCAATGTTTAGACCTTGTCCAGAAGCCGATAAACAAGGAGAATACAATGAAATATAATAAAACAAAATACCCAAATATCTATTACTATGAGACTGCTAAAGGCAAGCGTTACTATGTCAGACGTTCTTTTTTCTTCCGAGGTAAAAAAAGAGAAAAAAGTAAAAGTGGTTTCACAACTCTCCCTCAAGCTCGTGCAGCCTTGGTAGAGCTTGAGCAACAAATCCAAGAACAAGAATTAGGTATCAATACGAATCTAACGCTTGATCAATATTGGGATATCTATTCCGAAAAGAGATTGTCAACAGGGCGCTGGAATGACACTTCATACTACCTCAATGACAATCTCTATAATAACCATATCAAGGCAAAGTTTGGTTCTATCCTGCTTAAAAATTTGGATAGAAATGAGTATGAACTCTTTATAGCTGAAAAGTTGCAGAACCATACCAGATACACTGTTCAAACCCTCAATTCCAGCTTCATGGCATTGCTGAATGATGCCGTGAAAAATGGTAATCTGCTCTCAAATCGCTTGAAAGGTGTCTTTATTGGCCAGAGTGATATTCCTGCAGCTAACAAGAAAGTGACTCTCAAAGAGTTCAAGACTTGGATAGCAAAGGCAGAAGAGATTATGCCAAAACAATTCTACGCTCTGACCTATCTGACAATTTTCGGATTGAGAAGAGGAGAAGTCTTTGGATTGCGTCCAATGGACATCACTCAGAACGACAGCGGACGGGCTATACTGCATCTTAGAGACAGTCGAAGCAACCAGACCTTAAAAGGGAAAGGAGGGCTTAAAACGAAGGATTCAGAGCGATATGTCTGCCTTGATGATATCGGAACAGACCTGATCTATTATCTGATAGCTGAAGCTTCTAAGATTAAGCGAAAGTTAGGAATTATCAAGGAACAGCACAAGGATTATATAACTATCAACGAGAAAGGTGGTCTCATCAATCCAAACCAGCTAAATAGAAACTTCAATCTAGTGAATGAAGCAACAGGATTGCATGTAACACCTCACATGATGCGCCACTTCTTCACGACTCAAAGCATTATTGCAGGGGTTCCGCTTGAACAATTAAGCCAGGCGCTGGGCCATACAAAAGTCTATATGACCGATCGTTACAATCAAGTAGAGGACGAACTTGCTGAAGCGACAACAGACCTATTTCTTAGTCATATTCGCTAAAAAAGTCCCCGCCAATTCCCCGACCAAAATCCGAAAAATACCGAAAAATATCGAAAAATTATTTTTAGAATAGTCCCCAAAAGCCTGAAATAAAGCTAAAAAACTCCACCTGATTGGGTGGAGTTA